TTGGCTTCTCCTTTGTTAGATTACTTCAGTAGTGTTCCAACAACCGTAATTGTTGAAGTATTATTAGCAGTAGTTACTAGAAGTCGTACATTTGATCCGTCAATGTCTGCTGAGATAGTCATTGCTGTACCATTTGTTCCGATTGTTCCGTACTCTGTTATTGCAATGTTATCAGAAGTATCAAGTGTCAAAAGTACCTTTGATATTTCTGTGTGAGTTGAGTAAGCAGTCTTTACCAAGAACTCTGCTGAGCGATAGTCTGCCTTAGCAAAAGAGTATGCTACGTTATTAGAGCTTGCTGTTGGTACAGATACTGTTGCAGCTACCTGTGTTGCAAGTGAGTTAATATCTACTTCAGTGAAGTTAGGAACAACTGCTTCAAGAGCAGTTACTGCACGAGCATTTGTGAAGTAAAGGTTTGTTCCTTCTGCAAGATCAGTAGTTGTAGAATCTGCTACACCGTTTTCTGCGGTAATAGTAAGTCCTGCACCTGTACCTGTAATTGTAATGTTTGTAAGTGAAGCACCAGTCAAAAGTTCTGCTGCTGCTGACTTAGCACGAGATGATGTGTGATAAAGGTTTGTTGCACCCTCTTCAATATCATCTGTATCAAGTGCATTGATTGCATTTGTAATTGTTGAGCTTACAGCGTCAATTGCTCTCTGGTTTGTGAAGTAAAGGTTTGCTGAACCTTCTGCAATATCATCTGTGTCAAGTGCGTCTGCGTGATCAATTGCTGCTTGCTGTGCAAGACCAATTTCTGTGCCTGTCTTGTATGCTGACCAAACCTCTGTTGAAAGGTTTGATGCATCATTGATCAAGTCGTCTGCGTAGTCTTTTGCATCTTGTTCTGCTGTATCAGCGTATGACTGGTAAGCAGTTGTAATTGCTGTCTCACGGCCATCTGTGTAAGAATTTGCTGATGTTACTGCATCTGATTCGGCTGCATCAACATATTGCTTTGTTGCTGCTCCAAGGTTTGCTGATGGATCTGCTGAAAGGACAAGAAGTCCAGTCATTGTATCGCCAGCCTTGGCTACCTTTTCTCCTGCTAGTGTGGTAAGTGTTGAAGCGAAGTTTTCATCATCATTAATTGCTGCTGCTAATTCATTAAGTGTATTAAGAAGAGCAGGGGCACCATCCACAATTGCTGCTACTGCTGCATCAGCATATGCTGTTGTTGCAATTTGAGTATTGTTTGTTCCTGGTGCTGCTGTTGGAGCCAACGGAGTTCCAGTTAGTGATGGGGATGCAAGTGGTGCCTTGTCATCAAGTTGACCCTGAATACCAGATGTTACTCCGTCTACATAGTTCAACTCAGTAGTTGTTGCAGTTACTCCATCAAGAAGGTTAAGTTCTGCAGTTGTTGCAGTTACTCCGTCAAGAAGATTAAGTTCTGCTGCAGATGCAGTTAGGTCTGAAACATTTGCAACCTGAACTGTGATTGTGTTGTCTGCATAAGAAATTGTCTTATTTGAAAGTGACTGTGTATCAGATGTTCCAACAACATTACCAGTTACACCATGGATACCAGTTGTTGCTGTTTGGTGTGTTGTAAGGTTTCCAGCAACTGTGCTTGCTGAACCTGCTGCATCGTACCAAGTATCAACTGTGTCACGATCTACAACAATTTGACCACTTGTAATTTCAAGACCTGTTCCAAGGTCTGCAGAAATTGTTCCTGATGAGTATGAAATTCCATCTCCACCTGATAGGTGATCATCAATTCGTCCTGTTGTAAAGTACTTATTTGAAGTACCCTCAGTTAGGTCATCTGTGTCGTGATTTGAAATGTCTGATACTGTACCAGTTACGTTACCAGTTAAGTTACCAGTTACGTTACCTGTTATATTTGCTGTGATTGTACCTGCAGCAAAGTTACCATCAGCATCACGCTTTACAACTGTATTCGCTGTATTAGCAGATGTGGCTGTTCCGCCAATAAGACTAACAATGTAGTCTTGATCTGCTTGCTTCTTTGTAAGAATGTCAAAATTGTTGACCTTGGCAGTTGTGCCTTCAACAATCAGCCCATTCTTTACCTTAAAGTCTTTATTTACTGTTGCCATTTTTTATCTCCTTGTTGGTTAAGCCTTTAAACCCATACGAGCAAATCGTACGGTTATAGGCGTAATACCCACTGCTGGCGTTACAGAAATATTTACTGTATTCGCCACCCTAGAGACGCTAATGGTGCCAATGTTCCCATCGTTGTCTATTGTTCCATACTCGCTAACGGAAACACCGTTTCCATCAACAAGTATAGTCATTTCTGTTGCATAAAACTTATTATCTCCATTTGTTGTCTTCTTTATGGAGACTAAGTACTTGACCATTCGCCAAACAGTTGCATCAAAGTTATCAATAACTGTTGCATTCTGAATATCTGAAATAGTGTTCTCATTGTTTCCAGACGATCCTAAGTCTGTTGACTGAGCAGCTGTAGTATCAATCAGGTTCTCATAATCTGTCTGTGTAGGACGATCTCCTGTTTGAAATGTTGACTTTATTGAGCTAAGTGGTAGTCTGGACATATGCTTATTATAGCATATTTATATTAAAGTATATAATTACTGTAGCCAATAATTTGAAGCGGAATTGGAGGAACAGCACTTGCTCCACCTGCTTCAATGCGAATTGCTGTTAGTCTAATTCTAAAAGGTAGTGTAGAGTTTATAACTACATTTTTGCTTGGAGCACTAATACTTGCTCTAATTGCAAAGTCTTGCTCAATTCTTTTTGTAAATACTGGCCTGTCTTCATATATCTTAACAGTAGCCATTATGCAGTTACATCCTCAAGGACAATGAGTTTGCCTTGAGCTACCGTCCAAACTATTGCATCCTGATCAAGTGAAACCTCAATATCAAAAATATCATTGGTTTGAAGATTGGCTGTTTGTGATGCTGTCAAAGAAACAGTAAACTCTCCAACAAGGTCATCTGCATCTTGAATTGGTGTTAATGTGTAAATAAGTGTTGCTGTATCTGTCATTTCTCCAGGAACTACTGGGTTTGTAGTAGGACGCTTAATCTGCATAGAAATGTTCCAGTCAGGGATAACCAAAGGAACTTTAGCATCATCAGTTAAATAAACCTTAAAAGCTGCTGTGTCGCCCTTAACAAAAGTCCAGTTTACGAATGGTGGTCTTTCACCAATGTCGTATGTAGATGCTTGTCCTCTGAATGTAGCCATTTTTATATTATACCACGATGAAAACAACAAATAAAATAATTTAAAAAAATATTACAAAAACTTGCCTTTTGGGTCAATTTCATGTTATACTTAGATAGTGCTACCAACTGGTAGCATCTTTAGTCTCTAGGAGGTTATTATTATGAGAAGAGATAAAAAGATTTGGATTGGAATCCTTGCTGCACTTGGGCTTATTGCACCACTAAGTAATGCAGCTAACGCTTTAAGTACTGAAAATAATCTGAGTAAACCAGCTTTAGCTGAACCTTCAACCGCCAAGGCGGTTTTTTTGGTTTCTAAGCCTAAAAGTTTGGTAGCAGTAAAAAAGAACCTAGATGTTCTATATAAATATCAAGATGCTGTTAGCCTTACAGATCGTCAGCTAAAGGAGCTTTTGCATGCCGTTGGTTTTCGTGGTGAAGGCCTAGTCAAGGCTTGGGCTGTAGCCAAGAAGGAGTCTAATGGACGACCACTTGCTTTCAATGGCAATGTAAAGACTGGAGACAATTCTTATGGTATCTTCCAGATCAATATGCTTGGAATGCTAAAAGAAGGTCGTCAAGATAAATTTGGGCTCAACTTTAACAGTGAGCTTTTAAACCCTGTCATTAATGCACAGGTTGCATATCATATGAGTAATGGTGGAAAGAACTGGTCTGCTTGGCATGGCATTACGCCAAAGACTAAAGTTTGGATGAAGAAGTTTCCAATCTAAAAAGGAAGATCTTTATTGAGCGTTGTTGGGTATTCATCGTTACCCCTCATAAATACTGTTGAAAAGTATCTTGTAGAATCACTTAAAACTGGCAAAGAGCCATGTAGGATTTCTCCTCCGTGGAGTAATGCTGAACCTGCCTTTGGCTTTATAGTGATACCAAGCTCTGGATAGTCAATTTCTCCTCCAAGATAGTCATCATTATAATAAATTACCAAACCATAACCTAAATAGTAGCCTGCTGGTGTTGTATCATTATCACGATGAGCCTTAATTTGATCATCCTTTTTAAATCTAGATATTTTTAACTCTGTTTCACAATAAAAATATGAAGAAAATATATTTTTAACCTTGTCAAAAACAATCCTATTGCATAAATCGTAATGATCAGATAAAAACAAGCTTTTACCATACCAAAAGTCTTTAGTATTTGATATGTGATTTGTGTCAAACCAGCTTGTTGATGGTTCATTCTCTATAACTTCCAAAATACTATTTAGTTCATCTTGACTCAAAAAGTTTTCAATCTCATAAACATCTTCAGCAAGCTTATTGATTATAAAGTCATACTTCATTTTATCCAAACTTACTGCTATGAATATGGTTAAGTTCAATGTGATTAATGTTTACGTGACTTGGCAACTCAGACACCCAGCGAATACACTCTGCCATATCTTCTGCAGTTATTGCACTATCCCGCTTTTCTTCTTGAGTATCAATAGTTCCTGGACAAATTTCTGTTATCTTAATATTATAGGCTGGAAACTCTAGACGCATTGTATCTACAAGAGCCATTTGGCCTCTTTTGGCGTTGATGTAGTTACCACCAGAACGGTATGGTACTTTTCCACCTAAAGAGCTAATGAATATGATAGTTGGAGATTGAGATTTTTTCATTGCTGTAACAAACAGCTGAGAAAGATACATTGGTCCTGTTACATTAATGTCATACGCTGTTCTAAAATTTGCTGGAGTTTCGTTTATTATCATTGTTGGACTTGCACCACCACCAGCATTATTTACTAAAAGATCTAAAGATATATCTTTATATTTTTCAGCAAAGTCTTCTATCTGCTTAGAGTCAGTTATATCTAACTGGTAAATTTCAACATTATCTGAAACTAAGTCTGACATCTTAGATAAATTTCTTGATACAGCTATAACATGATACCCATTTTGAGACAACAACTTAACTGTTGCACGACCAACACCTTTGCTTGCCCCTGTTACAATAGCAGTCTTCACTTACATACTTTCGTTGCGATTAAGGCTCATGTTGTTGTGAATCCAGTGTCCAGGAACCATATACTTATGTCCAGATTTTACAACATGGGCTGTATGAAAATATGGTGCCGATGCTGGAAATATTATTACACTATTTGCTTTTGGTTTAACACCAAAATCTATTGATTTATCAGCAACTGCTACATCGTAGTCTAAATCAACAGCTGGTGCGCCACGCACCCATCCATCAGAACTGGTCCACCCACCATCATAATCTTTTAACTGAAAAGAAATCTCTCCGCCTTCACAGTCATCATTTAAATACATAACAAGCGAATATCTTAGTGTTTGATCTCCATCTAACTGATCAAAATGTGCACCCATACCCATTCCAGAGTTGTACTTTTTAATGTTAAATGTTGGAAATAGTCTTGGCTCGTCAAAATCTCCTAAAGATGATGCATAGTCCTTGCATATATTAGTAAATGTTGTCATTACGGCATCATAAATATATTTGCTTTTTTCTCCAACCTCACCCTTTATTTGTTCAATTGCTGATAGATCAAATGTTTTAGTTTGTCCATAAATAAAAGTTTTATCATTAGAAGATGTCCAGTTATCCCAAACATTAACATTAAAGTCATTAGAAGATTCTAGTTCATCTAGCTCCAGGAGCGTCTGCTGAAACTTATCAAAATTATCAATTGCATCAGTATAGTAATAAACTTTTGGATCTAGAATCTCTTTATTCATCATATCTCCTTAGTACTTATTTTTCTCATAAAAGTTTTTTTCTTTAACAAATCCAACCAGAACATATCTTATTGGACCGTCTCCTACTGGAACTACTCCGTGATGGAAGTCGCTAGTTCCTGGGAATATTATTAAAGATCCCTTTTTTGGCTTTATCGTAAAGTCAAATTTCTCAAAGAATAGCTCTCCGTCAACATATTCATCATTAAGATAAAGTATGGTTGCATATCTGATTGATGGATCTGTATCTTGGTCTGTATGAGCCTTCAGCTCAACACCAGTTTGCATTCTTTGCAGTGTTGCTAATCCGCTAAGCTCTAGAGTTGGATCTGAATAATGTACAATATCTGCCAATCTGCGATAAACTTTACGATAAATCTCTGTTCCACCAATAACTAAATTTTTATCTGCCCAACCCTGCGTTATTTCAAATTTTCCTTCTGCAACAAGATTATCAACATCATCTCTTCCAAACTTTTCCATACAGAATCTTTTAAGATTTTTTGTATATTCTATATGCCAATCTTCTTCTGGAGTATTGTTAATAATTTTCATGTATTCTGATAACTCTTCTTCAGATACAAAGTTTTCTATCAAAATAACATCCTTTGTTATTTCATTAAACTCTATACCAAACTCTTCTAGCTCTTTTGAAAGATATGCGGACATACTAGATTCCCTCCTCTGGCTTGTATTTGTTTCCATCTTTATCTAGCTTCCACCCCTGCTTAAGCAGCTCTTGCCACTCTGCTCTTTCAACCTCTTGCTTTGCTCTTGTTTCTTTCATTTCTTCTGCCCAAGCATCTCTTAGTTCTTGTGGGTATGCATCTTCTTCTCTATCATCCCAGAATGATCCTATTGTATATCTTACACCCTTAGTAATAAGTGATACCTCGTGCATATTGTTAAATCCCCCGTCAAAAACGGCAAGCATACCAGTCTTTGGTTGAATTTCTATATTCTGGGCTGGGAACCTTAAAAGACCACCCTCAAAGTCATCGTTTAAGTATAAGAAACCAGCATATCTACTTCTTGTAAATGCTCCAGAATTACCCTTCTCGTCTGTGTTATCAGAGTGTAGTCTTGCATATGCTCCTGGCTCCCACTTTTGAGTGTGGTATCCAATTTTTGAAATTATCTTAGGGTCAACATCATGGACTGATGCAATTGCCTCTGGCATCTTGTTTTCAATATCTGAAAAAATAGTTGGAGATAGTCCAGCATCAACTACTTCTTGGTCATTGTCTTGTGGCAGTACAGAAGAGTATGACTCATAAAAAGAAATAGGCATCCATGTAATTGCTCCATTGTCTGCTTGAGCGTCTAGTGCCTGAATCATTTTTTTGCAGTCTTCATCACTGATAAAGTTTTCATAAACAACAATGTCTTTTGTAAGCCTATGCTTATTGTTTAGGTTCATTTTACTCTTACCGCTCCTTCTATAATATGTCTTTGTGGATTATCTCTTCTAAACTGTTCTTCTAGTTCTGGCTGCATGGCGTACCAAGCTTCTTTACCAAATTCCTTTTCTTTTGCATACCATTCATCCGTGCCTTTTTGATATTTTTGCCAATACATTCTTGATAAAAATTTATGATTGTTATAAGATGGCATAACACCATGTAGGTATGGCTTACCGTCTTCTGTAAGGTAGTCTGGATGTCCTGATGGAAAAACTAAAAGATCGCCTGCAACTGGCTTATACTTAACAAGTTTATCACCCATAGCAAAATCAACCTCTCCTCCCTCATAGTCATCATTAAAGTAAATTGTACATGTAATTATGAACTTATATCCTGGAGCACTTCCTTGCTCTCTCATATAGTCTGAGTGATATCTCATTCCATGTTGCTCTGTTTCATTACTTATATGATATTTTCCTATTGTTCCGCCTGCCCATCTCCAGGTTGGTACAGTGTCTCCATTTTCGTCTACAGAGGTTGCATCAAAATCTACATCAACATTATATCTTTTTATATAGTCTTCAGTAACTAAATAAAAATTTTCCATCATTTCCATGACAAAGTTTTTCTGGTCTTCTTGAGTTTGTGTGCTTGTTTCAACATTTTTCAAACCAGCATACTTATCATCCAAAATCATTCCAGGAAATATTGGATTTAGATAGTCACCAAAAATAGACCATTTTGTCCAATTACTAAAAAGCCTGTCTTCTGACTCTACTAAAGAATCAGTTAATACCTTGTAAGACTTTGAGATATCTTTAAACATGTTCTTATAAACAAGAATATGTGGATAGATTTCTATAGCCTCAAGATTTGTACTCATATTAAGGCTTTCTATCTCCAGTATGCTCTGTTATCTCCCAGAAAAATGGGCAGGTAAATCTAAGTCCACTTTTAATTTCTGTTACACCATGAATATAGTTCATGTCTCCAGGGAAGAAGTAGGCTGCACCCTTTTTAGGCTTAAATTGAACACCTTGATTTGGAAAGTATAACTCTCCTCCTTCATAGTCATCATTTAAATAAAATAAACTAGATAGGTCATAGTTTGGAAAATCATTTGGAAGTCCAGCATCTGGCCCTTCATGTAATTCTTTGTCAGCATGAGGCTTTTGGAATTGTCCTGGAAGCCACTTTACAATAGTAGTTCCAGTTGGTATAACCTTTACCTTATAAAAATCTTCTACGATTGGTTGTAATCTTTGAAATAGTCCAGCGATGACTGGTGAGATGTTTGGATCATTCTTGTCTAAGCTTGGCTGTGTTGCAACTCTGTCTTTCCAATAGTCTGAGTCATATACCACAGTACCGTTTTCATTTACGTGACTTTCTGTTACATCCCAAACTGTTATAGACTTTGCAGACTTTTCTAAAAAGTCCATTTCTTCTTGAGTCATAAAGTTTTCTAGTTCAACAATCATCTCTTTTCCACTGCCAAACCAGCCAGATGGGGTCAATGAAGGCTTTCTAACTACAACAGAAGCATTTATGTTTTCCATAATTAGATTATACCATTTCCCTTATTTTGTGTATTATCTGTAACTGAAAGACGTAAAACCTTAGTCTCATGTGATCCAACGCTTTCGCCCTTTTCATTAACCGCATCTCTATACCAGTCAGTCCACTCTCCAGACTTGTTAATTACTTGAGCTGCCTCTCCGTAAGACTGATGTGCCTTTTCTCTTTTTCTTTCTGGGTCGGAATAATCAAAGATTTGAATTGATGTATTATCCATAGCACTTAAAGAAACTGGAACTAGTGTTGCAATAGGGGTTCCTGCTTTTATAGTAATTTCTTTATTGGCAGACCGTGCTTTAATTGCTAAAGGAAAGCCAGTGTCTAGCCAAGATGTGCTTATTAATGAAGACATAGTTTCAAAATCATCATTAAAGTAGTTTACTGGATTGATAGTAAACATACTAACATTTTGTTCAGACCTGAAGGTTAATCCTGTATTAATACTCACAGTGGACTGACCTCTTCCAGTATAAGTGAAATTGTTACCCTCTAAGATTGTAACATTATCTGAGTTTGTATCATTTATGCCGTTCCAAATAAACTTAATGTCTTCCTTGCATGAAAGATTCCACCCAATCATATTTGCTTGAGTAACAGGAAAGCATCTGTATGCATGCTTTTCTGGTGTTACATCCATCCAATCTCTTTTAATTGACATTGGAGAAATAACAATTTTTGAATCTGGAAATCTTTCAACAGAAATATTAAGCATTACCGATTATCCTCAGTATACATTTCTGGTGTATGGAACTTCTTGTTATAATCTAGCATTGTAACGATAGAGTACTTTGTTCCAGATGTTACTGGCATTGCACGGTGTGGATACATGTAGTTAGATGGGAATATGTACAAGTCTCCTGCATCTGGCTTAATTAATAAGTTTTGAAGTCTAAAGTATAGCTCTCCACCCTCATAATCATCATTTGGATAAGCAACCAATGATACTGTACAGTTATAAGAGAAGCCATGATCATGGTGCTCTTGGAAATGTTGTCCTGGACCATACTTAATAAAGTTAAACGCTTCCCAATACTTTAGGTCCATGATGTTATAGTCTTTTCTATAGTCATCAACTGCTGCAGACTTAACATCATAAAGGTCTTGCCATAACTCTTGTAGCTTAATTGAGTCTGGACTAGTGTTTAACTCAATGTCTGACTTTTTATATTTAAAGTCTACACAGTCTCTGTAGTCAGGAATTAGTTGTTGATAACCAACATATGCTGGCTGCCATGTAAACTGATCCTTTTCTCCCAAAGGCTTTACTACTGCCTCAATCCTATTAATAACATCAATATCTTTGTTGATTACACCCTTGTAACATACAATTCCGTTTCCAAGGTTTACTTTTTCTGTCCAAGTTTTCATATTTCCCCCTATTTATATTCTCTTCTAGACCAAACTTTATTCTTATAAACTCCACCGTCGGGCTGTCTATAAAAGTTAGCATTCTTCATCATTCTATCATATATCTCTGTTGACCCTATAAAACTAATATCATGTGACCAATCTTCTCTTTTAAATGGAAGGATCTGAACGTATGGAGTTCCTGCTGGAATAGTTCCTTCCCAACCTTCTGCAATAAAAAATGGAAATGTTCCAAGAAGATGAACACTATCGTTGTCAACAATTCCAGTGGTATTCATGAATGGTAAGTCAAAACGATTCATAGGTGTCATAAACAATGCACTATATCCTTCTGGTAGCTCTAAGCCCCAATCTGGATACCAGGCAAAATGATCCCTATAAAAACCTTTTGGGTGCTCAAATTGTGGCATAGCAAGTCTTTTGCTACAAAAATCTTTATGGCGTGCATCATCTATTCTTACATCTATTGAACCACCAGCTGTTTTAAAAAAAGTAAGATCACATGGAGTCTTAAGAACATAGCCTGTTGAAAATGCATCCATTATTGCTGGACATGCTTTCCATGTAGGAATTTTTCCATAGTCATCAGTTGTTCCCTCTTTAGGAAAAGGACAAACTTCTTTTGGCGCTTTGTAATATTCTCCAACTGCATTCTTAGCAAATCTATCTGCATCTTTATACCATTGAGGAATAACAGATTGTGTTGGAGATGGAACAGAAGGACTATCCTTGGTTATCCACGGTCTGTATGCTGTAAACTTTGCAATATTTTCTTTGATTGTCATTACTTGTGACCTAGCTCATTAATATCAGTCATTATAACAACACAATATTTTGTTCCAGACCTCATTGGTAATGATGCATGCTCATAAATATAGTTTGATGGGAATATTGCAATATCTCCTACCTTTGGAGTAAGCGTATATCCATCTAGTCTTGGGAACTGAATTTCTCCGCCTTCATAATCATCGTTAATATAAATAACTGCAGAAACTGTTGCGTTATATGCTGGTCCATGGTCTGCATGAATGTTGAAGTGTTTTCCTTCTCCTTCATATTTTACAAAATTAAATGCTTCATAATATACAACATTGATTCCCCAATATTTTGCGTAGTCATCAATACAATACTTTAGCTTCTCATATATTTCTTGATGTAGATCAATAAGCTCAGAGTTATGCTCATCTCTTGGTCCTAAATTTTCTTGTTTAAATCTAAAATCAACACAGTCTCTTGCTCTTTTTATAGGTGTAGAAGAATTTGTTACTTGTGCTTCTGACCATCTATATTTTTTATTACCGCTTAGGTTTGACTCAAGAATATCAATATATCTTTTAGAGTCTTCTAATGAAAAAACATTTCTGTAAACATTTAAACCAAGTCCTGGATTCTCTACTAGAATTCCATTGTCTATAGTTTTTGCAGCAACCCTATTTAATGCTGTTTCAGATCTATCTTTTGTAAACCAAGGGTTTTCGTTTTCATCATAAAATTCCATTAAAATCTCCTTTTTTATTCATTATACACCATCTTGATTTAAATTTCAACCAAACAATATAGAAAAACATTATTTTAAAATAATATGAGTGCCACCCCTATAAAACAAAAAAAGCCAAACTATGTTGGCTAATTTTGTATTATCTGATTCTTACCAGACACCAGGTAAAGTGAAGTATGGGAAGTACGGTGCAGCTGGTCCAAAACTTGGGAAGTATGGAGGGAAGAATGGGAAGAATGGGAAGTACGGGAAGAACGGAGGGAAGAATGGGAAGAATGGGAAGTACGGGAAGAAAGGTGGGAAAAACGGGAAGAATGGGAAGAACGGGAAGAAAGGTGGGAAGAACGGGAAGAATGGGAAGAACGGGAAGAAAGGTGGGAAGAATGGTGGGAAGAATGGGAAGAATGGCGGGAAGAACGGTGGGAAAAATGGCGGGAAGAATGGAGGGAAAAATGGCGGGAAGAATGGAAAGAATGGAAAGAATGGTGGAAAGAACGGACCAAATGTAGAAACAACAGAGTTAGATGGTTGAGAGAAATCAGATACTCCATTATTGTTAGTTGCAGTAACTCTATAAGTATATGTTCCTGCTGCTGTTTCTGTAATTGTAATTGGTGAAGATGAACCATTTTGTGTTTTAGTAGAAGAAGATGTTACAGTATATCCTGTTATAGGTGAGTTTCCACTGTTTGGAGCTGTAAATGTAACTGATACAACACCAGAAGTTCCACCAGATGCTGTTCCAATTGTTGGAGCGTTTGGCTTAGATGTTGGAACAACTGCAGAAGATGCAGCAGAAGCATCAGATGTTCCTATTGCATTTCTTGCAGTAACAGTAAAAGTATAATTTGCTGGAGTTCCATCTGTTGATAATCCTGTTATAACGATTGGTGAAGATGATCCAGTTGCTGTTTGTCCGCCAGATGAAGTTACAGTATAATCTAAAATAGGGGACTTACCAGTAAATGATGGAGCTGTAAAAGATACAGAAACCTGTCCATTGTCATATGTGCGTCCAGTGCCCTGATCTGTACCTGTGCCAATAGTTGGTGCATTCGGCTTTGACTTCTTTGATGAATCGGTGGTACCAGTATTTTGTGAGCTCATAGCAGTAATTGTACCATAAGATTATACAGTTTTTGATATTTTATCTAACAAATATATACATAGATTTTACGACCATTGAAGCATCGTTATCTGTTAAGATTTGAGGGAATGCCCCGTAATTTCTCATTATATCACTTTCTATAGCAAAAGTATGCTCTAGTGATAGGTCATAGGAAAACTGATATTTAAGGTTTGCGCCAAAGCTGGTTGGGCCAGAGTCTGATTCTGGAATGTAGGTTCTAAACCAAACCTCTGTATTATTACTAAATGTTGTCAAAATAATATCATAACGAACCGTTATTATTGAACCAACCTTTAAAGATTTTAGGTTTATTTTTTGAGATTCTGCATTATATAAAGAAACGTTATTTTCTGGAAGGTATAACTCATTATTTTTACCCTTGCAATCAAAGTTAAATCTAACCCAACCATCATTTCCTTTAGTGGCACCCAACGTGATATCTTTTTGATTTTTATTTGTGTATAGTGCCCAACCAGTTCTTTGTCCTGATGGTGACAGACTGCTTTCTCCTGGTTTTCCGTCCTTACCATCTTTTCCAGGCCTTCCAGCATCTCCTTGAGGTCCCTGCTTACCTTCTGGTCCAGTCTCTCCTTTATCGCCCTTTGGTCCTTGTTCTCCTTGCGGACCTGGAACTGCTATAAAAGATACTTGTTGCTCAAGCTGATAAGAGTTATTTATGTTGTCAGAATATTTTTTAGACTTACCTGGAAAATCCATGCTTGTTGCCATGGAACCACTCTATTTCTTTACCTTAAAAACCTTTTTACCAATTTTAATAACTGGTGGAAGGTTTACTTGAGATACCTCAACTTTAACGACAGGCATTATAAACCTCCAGGAGTTATGTCACCTAGAACACAAATTGTTCCAAGTACTGGAGTCCAAACAGTTGGCTCTATATCATCTTCTCCAGCAGGTATTGTTGCCTGTAAGTCAAATGGAAGTTCAGAAACTATTGATGTATATTTTGTTCCCCAGTTTTTTGTTAGATCTGCTGATGCAAAAATTGTTGCTGTATGACCAGAAACTGTAACTGTTAACTCATCAAGAAAATCACCAGACACGTCATAGGCCGTTGCTGCAAAGTCCCAATCCTCTATATCCCAGCCAGTGGCTTCATCATCTTCAAGAAATTGAACTGCTAGGCTTGACGAATCTCCACGAACAATGGTCCACTGGATGTGAGCTGGAGTTGCTCCTAATTTTTCTATTGCTGGGGTACACATGTAACTGATTATACCATTAAATAAAGCTAGTACTCAGACGCAGTGGGGTGGGTTAGAATCTGAGTACTAGCAGGCTTAAAGTATAACATTATTTATTTAAGTATATACAATTTGGACATTTCAGACATAAAAATTTTATAAGGCCAGGGTATTTGGAATTGTTACCAAAAAGTTATAATTACTGATATACCAAATGTCCATTTTATACACATTAGTAGAAATAACCTTATGCTATACTTAAAATATATAAAGAAAAGAAGTATATCTAAACAAGGTTTTTAAAAGATATATTATATATAAAGGAAAATAGGAAAATTAGGTTATTTGTTAGTTTTAGCAATATGATCAATTAAAATTTTATACATTTCGTCAAGTTTTTTTTCTTGACGATCTCGTGACAGGATAGAATCAACTCTTTGATCCTCTAAAGCATCCTCTAGCCTATTAATTTGATCTTTTAGCGAAGATCCACCATTGGTTTTAAGTTCGCTCAAGTAATGTTTTACAAGCCACTTGATTGCAAGCCCAAGTGATGAGACAATTGTAAGAATTGCTACAATTAACGAAGCCCAATCTTGAATTGTCATAATAAGATAATTATATCATTATTTAAGATAAAGTTCGGCGGGTGGATACAAAAAATCAAAGTGCTGCCTTTAAGTTTCGCCAGCAAATGAATTGCATTAAAGTCGTCGCCGAAATAGAGATATCAAACCATTACACAGACACATCTGGATTGACACCATCCAAGCATGTCTGATACAATGGAACTCTATGCTTGATGAAATTAAAAATACTCTCATTGGTGGTTTGCTATCAAAATTAGCAATCCATCATTCTGTATATCGTTTACCTTGTACAAGTGAATTTTTAGAAGAGCTTGTATCTGATGTGCTAAATCAAAACGGTATGCCGAATGACTGGAAGCCTGATAGAAGCCATAGCGTCAGTATAGACATGACTTTGGACTCAGGTGAGAGTATATCTGTCAAGTCAGGAAGATATGATCCAGAGAAGGCTACATTGGTTATATCTGGGTCTAGGCTTGGCAAACACGAGACATTAGAGAAGATGGTAGAGTCTGTTGCTTCTACACATGCTGATTACTATGTGTGTTTAGCCAAAGCAGACCAGGATTGGTCCTCTATCCCGTCAAAAAATGAGATCAAGACATATCACCTATTTGTCTTTGAAGCTTCAAACCTTGATTATGGTTTTGAGCATTGGTCAAGAAAAGAATCTAAGCATGGCAAAGGCTATAAATACGTAATGGATATACCAGGTATGTCAGCTACTATACGTCCTACTATGTCTCATCAGTTGTGGACTACAGTTTCTTGTGATATCATTGGTATACCGACAAAATTGGAGATACTGTGAGCGACGATGTTCGTCCTTGGGATCTGTTTAACGGATCTCCTAGAAGCCCAGAAGAGCTTGCAGCATACCGTCTACAAATTTGTACTGGATGTGAATTCTTTCGTAAGAGAACACAGACATGCAGAAAGTGTGGATGTTTTATGAAACTAAAGACGACACTGGAACAAGCCACGTGTCCTATACAGAAATGGTGATACAATATGAATGATCAAGAAATAGTTGCGTTTATGGTTGATAGTCTCAATGCAGACAATCGTGCTATATGTCAAAACAATGGAATGGATCCAGCAGAGATTGAGAAATCAATTGAGCAAAGCCAACAGTCACTCGTCTTTATGATGGGTAACTTATACGTCAAGATGAAGGAGAAAAACCTAATTGCGTAAACACTACTACCATCTAAAAGATGAAGTAATTGAAGGAACTAAGCTTGAGCTTCTAGGTAAGCCAGACACTGTAGTTCTTGTTGTTACAGCACACACAGAAGATCAAGCTTTTGAGCTTGCAATGCACAACATCAATATGAATAACTGGCAGCTAGATCACGTTGAAGAATAATGACAAAATATACATATTCAACAATTAAAGATGAGGTTGAAGCTACCTATCTACATAATGCAAAAGTGAACGTATATACTTCACTTGGCGATGTTGATTTTAGTAAAATATATCTAGTTGTTGAGGCTGCTGATGAAAAAGAATCAGAAGCTATGCGTAAAGCTGTTACAGATATACGTATGTGGGAATTATATAAGATAGAGGATTAAACCTCTTTTACTTCTTCCCAAAACTTGTCTCTACCCATGTTGTCTTTATTAGGCATATGGGTAGATTCTTTTTCAGAGCAATTTTGACATACCGTTTCTGAAAAAATTTTTGAAGCCAGGTTTTCTTCGTTTTCTAAGAAGCTTTCTAGATTATCTAATATGGACATATTTTTATTATACACCAAATCTGAAATTTTTTTTAATTTTTGAATATGCAAAGCAATCACCCAATGTAAGGGTCAAACACTGATAAGACTATTATTACTTCTGAGGCTTTGAAAGATGAGGATCTTCGCATGTGCATCCAGCACAGCAAAAGTACTCTCTTGGGATTGCCACAGGTTTTGGTGTTTCTTCCATGATTTTATTATAGCACAGAATATGCTATTTTCAATTCCCCAAAAATCTGAATATTTTGTAGCTTTGTATGATACATGAAAAAAATAAAATAAATAGAAAAAAATAGTGAGCACACTGTTCGCATGCCCACCATCTTAATCTAGTGTAGTGCCACCTTTTTATTTAGCTGGGGTGCCACCTTTTGTTTTTGGTGTACTACCCTCTTAGCATTTGCAAGGGTCTATGCGTGTAGTACCCTCATCAAAAATAATAATACCAGTATCCCCACACGCCTCGCATGTGTGTGCGTACATTGCTGATGTCATTTATTGACCCCACACAATTCCGCCAATAGTGCATAAAGCAACAGCAATAAAGGCTGCAATCATTCCTGCTTCTGGGTAATCCTCTACCCAGTCAATGAACATAGTGAATGGATTCATTTACTTACCTGCCTCAATCTTTTGAATGTTAGCAGTGAACTTCTTGACCTTGCCTAGTTCGCTATCGTTGAGTGATGCGATGAGATGGTCAATAGCCTTGACCTCATGTGCGATGTTGTCAATGCTTAGTAGTTTAGAGCCTTGCCAAATTGAGTATGTGATTGTCATTGTCATTGTCTGTTCTTCTTTCGTTAGTTTGTTTATAGTGATAATACTAGTAGGGATAGGGACAAAAGTCAAGCTTTTAGCGTGTGGTGTTGGTCACACTACCAGCCATACACACGCTTGCGGTAGGCTTCTACCTCAGCAATCTGCTCTGGTGTAGCGTTGCGATAGGCTTGCACGCTCTCTCTAATCCATGGTGAGCGTTCCATAGCCTTCTCGTGCTCTACTGCATAGCGAGCCTGTTGCTCTGCTCTTACTCTGTTTAGTGTATCCATTTGATGAACACCTTTCTTTAGTTTGTTATAGTAGAATACTATCACACTACCCTGACAAATGCAAGTCTGAACACGGCGTGTCGCATGTGATGTCGCTCACACTGCCCGACACTTATCCACAGGTTTATCCACATGATGTACGTCACATGTGTTCTACGTCACAATGTCCATAATGTCCGTTTTGTACCCCCCAATTTGTCAGACCCCCCTGTTATACTTACTAGTATAAAGAAAGTTAAAAAGGTTTTAACTAAGAAAGGAAAACAAAATGTTTTCACTAAAATACAAAGTAGAGTATAACTCTAATCCTAACTACCCTCTATCAAAAGAGTTTGGTAATGTTTCTCTAACAGTACCTAGCGAAGTATACGCTAATGAGTACTTAGACCTAGTATCTCAAAGAGGTACTATCCTAGAAGTTTCTCTAACAGAGTTAGAAAACTACACACCTAGCAATCGTCAGGTGTTCGCTACAACTAGAAGTTGGGAGTAATCGTAATGGATACTTATAACAGAATACTTAAAGAGCAACAAGAAAAAAGACTTGCTCAATTAGAAAAAAATAAGGCTAGCATAGAGGCTATGTTCTCTAGCAATAGTCGCCCTCTTAATAATCAATACCTTTTAGAGAAAGAAGAAAACTAATGAGTACTTTTTTACCTTTAGCATCAGTATGCGGTGCTACATCTACAATGGTTGATGTCTATGACTTAGACCTTAACCCTCATGGGGTTATCTGTTGTGACAATTGCAAATCAATTGTGTTATGCCGTGAGGCTTGGGACTTTTTATACAAGGAGAATAACTAATGAACGAAGTTTTAACAAAAGACATTGCTACTCTTGCAAAAGAAAAGCATGGAGATAATTATCTTGCATGGCTTTGGGGTGCTTCTCAAGTTTTGCTAAATGAAAAAGATTTGCAAATGATTTTAGAATTATTGGAGGAAAACTAATGTTAGTTATTCTAATCGCAATAACTTGTTTTGCTTTTGTAATTGCAATTCATAGTTAATAAAAAAGATCGCAGAAATAAAAAGCTGCGATTTTTTGTCGGGCACTCTCAGTTGACTCTCAGGAATAATGTGTTTAAGGTCACACGATTATTTCTCCAATTTACGGCGTGTCGTCTTGACTTTTTGGCTTTTGTAGTGTAGTATTCTACTTATACAATTAAATAAAGATAAATCAGGCAGTGAGCCTAGCAAATAAATGTGATGCAAATCACAGTGAGCCTAGCGAATAAATGCCAAGATTTGTCAGCCCCATGAGATAAGATAGTCTTATCAACTTAACGAAAGGATGACATCCATGTCATACACTGTAACACTAGAAACCTTTTCAGGTTCAACAAAAAAAATCAGCCTACCTTCAAAAGGTGCTGTTGCTCAATTCATCACAACTTACCCTAACACTTTACCTGTTGGCGTATCTGTTAAAGTCGCTTGCGACACTCTAGGAATTACTGGAACACTACGAGGAAAGGCTTCACTATAATGAAAATTGAACACAATCTAAAGTTCGTCACAGAGTTTGCAGAGGGCCACCCTGTAACTGCAAGAATGTCAGCGTTACCTCATGAAATGCAAATAACAATGCTTGAAGGAATGTTGAAAGAGTTAATCGCTCCAAAGTTAGGTCCTATCCTTGATGAAATTAACGCAGGCGGGTCCTATGCAATCCTAAAGGTGGCAGAGTAATGATGACACGCAAAGACTATGTAGAAACTGCAAAGATTCTAAATAAGTTTATCAACAAAATTGATTCACTAGAATTTCAAGATTTAGTTTTTGAATTTAGTGAGTGGTTTGCTTCTGACAATCCTAGATTTGATGAGGACAAGTTTTATTCTGCTTGCATGGTAGATGAACAAGATGTGTTTGCACACATGCAACAATCAACAAGATACAATCCTAACCTGTAAAATAAAAAACCTAAGCAAGTTTTAAAACTGCTTGATCTTTTTCAAAAAAGCTGCCCGACAGGTTTTCCACAGGCTGTTGTGGATAACTTTACGTGGTTGTGATTTTTCTCACATTTATTGAGCGTCTCACTATTTGGATTTACTAGCCAGTAATTAGATTTTTGTCAGCCAGCCATGATAGGATTACAGAGTAATAAAGTAATTAAACAAAAAGAAAGAGGTTGCCACATGGCTACTAAACTATACACAATAGAAAACCTACTTGTAGGAAAAACTTATCGCTCACGAAACCGCCACTTTGAGGGTGTAATCACACACGCAGAAAAGCGTGAAGGAATTTGGTATGGAGAAAATACTGAGGCGTATGTCGTACAGATTGACACGCCTTCCTATTTGTCAGACCGCTATGCTACTGTTGCAGTAAAGATTGGAGAATAAATAATGAATACATGGGATTGCATGGATTGCTATGATGAGGGCGTACTCTTTTGGGGTAGCACTAATGGCGAATACGACTCAGAATTTTGTGAGTGTGACAAGGGTGTCATGCTTTACAATGAATACACTGCATGGTACGCTAGTAATGAATTAAACGAATACACATTGGAGAACGCATAATGGAATACCTATACTCTGTCACCGCTACCTATGACTCTGCCTCTGCACCTGTTTGGATTGGTCGTTATAGTGATGCTTTATCTGCCGTTGAAACTTTCCAGCAATTTGTTGATAGTGGAGATGCAAAAGAATACGCAACAATTAACTTGTCAGAACCTAGTGGCAAGATGCACACAAAGACCCTCTACACAACAGGATTGGTGGTAACACGATAATGGGAAGCAATTTTGCAACAGACTTAGCAGAAAACATTGACATAAGCCTTGAACAGGCTATTGGTTATCACTTACAAGGTAATCACTATCCACCAGTACCACTAAGCATGGTGCCAGTATGCATACAGGCTATTGATTTTGCTAATGAGGATAAGTGGGACGAGACTATTGAAATGCCAGATGGTGTTTCTTATAAGGGCTTAACCGCTGCACCAGTTTGGGCTATCATTGAGCAACACCACTTGCACGCATGGTTGCCAGAAAACGTTGAAGACTATGATGAAGACTTAGGATTTGAATTAGGATTGGGGTTAGAATAAATGAGTGCTACAATAAATGACATGGAACTTGTAAAAGCTGATGCATTGAAAG